GTCCGTATGACGACCAGTCCACTGGTGCTTTAGCCGAAGAGGCGTGACATCAATGCCTTTAAAAGCATCGACGCCGCAACTCTCGCGAAAGTAACCAGTGATACAGCTCTTGGATCGATTGACCTTAAGGCCAAAAGATTCAAGTGTCTGTATACTAAGGCTAGCCCACTCCGTAGGTACGATAATATCGTCCCCATAGACAAGGACTTCCTTTCCCACCTTTTCCAATGGCAGATGAGACTGGCGAATGATAGCAGCCACAATTAACACCCAGAATATGTAAGCTTCTATGGGAAAGCATAAAGCTGACCCCATCGGAGCAAACTTACTCAAGGGTACAACTGTCCCGTCAGGGAGAGTAGTGGCTGTCGATCGTAGGGCCTCTAGACACCGAACGAGTCGAGGAAGTCGATTAAAGACTTCGTTGACTGTTCGGAGTGAGACCCGGTCCGATGCATCAGAGAGATCAAGAGTACTAAAGCGTTGACTGCGCGAAGCAGCCAAAGCATAGTGCTGATTGATGTCCTGACGCGTAAAATTGATGGAACCAGCCGTGGGATAATTATCCTCAAGCCAGGCCACCAATTTTCGACCCAATCCTTGTTGGAGCCACATGTATTCAAGTGGCTCACAGGAAATGAGTCGCGGTCCCCGTGAATCTTTTGGAACAAGGACGACTTTTGCTGTTCCACTTTCGTGGACCTCCAAAGAGTGGTACCAGTCCAATCGATCTATCAATTCGCGAGCACCCCCGGCTACCATATAATGGTAGTAGGGGTATACGCGGTGAATAGCTAGATACTTGCGGGCAAATGTCCACTTAGCATCCAACTTTTCACCGGTAGCCACAGCCCCTGGACCGTGTCTAGGAATTATATCAAGAGGATCAAACCCCTTGAATACCTTTCCAGTGATGATTTGACAAAGCTGAAGAATATCAGCATCATGCTCATCACTGGAAGAGGCTTGGACTTCCAATTCAACATTGACAAATTTGCTTACTACAGCAGATTTATCCGTGTCAGAATAAGGAAGTTCAAGCTTATAAGACACGAACAAAACCTGACGTAGATGTTTAATAGCATCTACATTAGGTTCGTCCAAGAGAACACCACATTGTGAGAAGACTAAGTTGAAGTATTCCTGCATAAAAGCGGGAGTACTTCTCCCCTTTACGGATCGAAA